TAAGGATCTGGTCTCCGACGAAGATGGTATTTTGCAGGGCATCTTCCTCATTCCAAATGGAAGAGCTCCAGTCAATAAATCCCTTTTCGTTACTCTTGATAGTGTAAATTATCAAACATCAGGACCAACAAGAAGTTTCCCAACAGGGGCTCGTGAGTTTATGCTTCACGCTGATGAGAGTTCAGCCACATCAACATTCTCGTCATCTACAGTTATCAATGACAATAACGAATTCATTGTCTCAACAAGACCCAACGAGGATGTTACTGGCCAAGGTGCATTTGACCCGACTGTCCAAACCTTCATGATTGACCGAATGGAAGCACCAGAAGGTGTTTTCGTGACATCAATGGATGTCTTCTTTGAGGAGAAAGATCCCAACCTTGGAATTGAAGGTTATCTGGTCTCAACCGATGGAGAATCACCAACAAACACAATCATTCCACATTCAAGAGTCTTTAAGTGCTCATCATCAATAATCAGAGTAATATGTGAGCTCTCATCTTTGAGTCCAAATACTTCAGAAATTCTGGATTCTGGAATTGTTGTTTCAGGTGAAACTTCTGGAGCAAGAGGCGTGGTGAAGAGCGCAGTTACATTTGAATCTCAAGCGCAAAATGTTTTCAAGAATGTCAATAACAGTGTTTATGATATTATTCTTGAAAACTATTCAGGTGAGTTCATTCCTGGTGAAATTTTGGTTCCACAAGTCTCTCCTCCTAGTGGTTCAACTTTTAAGATCGCCCATAATGAAGTCACGGTCACTAGAGTTGACTTGAGACATAATGGAAATGGGTATGATTATAATGTTGATACCATTGAGTTTGAATCTCCACAACTTCCAGGTGGTGTCGCCGCTACTGCAGAGATGGTGGTAGATAACAATACTGGAATCTCAGAGGTCAAACTCATCAGTGCCGGTTCAGGATATACCAAAGTTCCATCAGTGACGATTATTTCCTCAACTGGAACAGAAGCCAAGGTGATGGCAAGGACAATCGATGGAAGGAAGGCAGTTGAAATGGGTGTCGCGACCTCTTCTGACGCCACAGCAGAAACAAGATTTAGGTTTAAAGCTCCTGTGTATCTCATGGGTGGTGTGACTTATGGATTTGCTCTGAAATCTGGTGGTTCAAATAAGTATAAAGTCTGGACCGCAAAGGTTGGCGATAATCAAGTAGAGTCCAACACTAAGGTTGTTGCTGGACATGGAACTGGTCCCATTTATCTTTCTAAGAACTCTGGACCTCTCAGAGAAGAAAGAAATATGGCAATGAAATACAAACTGCACAGAGCTAAGTTTGTGACTGACACTATTGCATCTTTGATTCTTCAGAATGAACCACTCGGCTTTGATAAACTCAAGAGAGATCCAATTGAGACCAGTAATAGAGGAACATTTGATACCGCTCCTATTTGGAAATTGAATCCAAGTGTTGTTAAAGTCCATAAGAAGTCTCATGGACATGTGAAAGGTGACCAAGTTATCCTAAGAGGTATCACAAACGGTCCGGGTGGTATCCCCAATGAAGCTTTTAATCAGACCCATACAGTCCTTGAAGCTGATATTGATTTCTTCCTTATTGAAATTAAAGGATACAAAGCGGATGTCTCAGAAACCGCAGGTGGAGAATTTGGAATGATTAGTTCTCAGAGACCTTATGAGGGGCTCAATGTATCCTCTGGAGCAATGAACTTCCCTTCATCTGGTCTTTATTACAGAGCAAGGACTTCAAATTATAAGTCGATGACTGGATTCAATGAGGTTAGAGTCTACACTCCAGATGAATCAAGAGAAATTCATCCAGACAGTTCACTGTATCTTAGTGGTCCCAGGGTTCTTGGATCTTATGTCAATGAGAGTAACTTTAGTGGAACAACCTTCTTGAGTGGTAGAAGGTCGCTTGAAGTGGCAGTTGAACTAACAACGGCTAGCGAATATGTTTCTCCTGTCATTGACACTCAAAGAACAAACGCAACTGTTATAAGAAATCTTATTAACAACCCAACTCCAATGGATCCATCCTATGGAGCTGGTAAGATTTCAATCACTGCTGATCAGAGATTCTATAATAACACCAACATCGAAGTTGGTGATTCAATTAGCTTTGATTATAGAGGCGGCAAGAGAAATGTTCTGGTTGACTATATCAATCCTACAGTTGGTAAGATTTCGCTTCTGGGGGCAACAACTGAGGAGTTACCAGAAATCAATCTTCTCACTCCAAATGATTTCAGAAACCTTGGAACTTTGAAGGCTGTTCAATCTAATAACATTGATTATTATGATGAGGGCACAAACTTTGGGTCCACTTACTCTAAGTGGTTGTCAAGATTGTTTATCCTTGAAAATCCTTGTGATGGAATTCAGGTGAAGTTGTCATGTATCTTCTATGATACCGATGACATCAAGGTTTATTACAGACCCAGAGCAATTGGATTCGATTCCGATATCGCAGAAATCAACTGGATCCCATTTAATGCTGATGGTACTCCTGATAATGTCAGTCAGATTGAACCAAGATCGGCAAAGAGCGTTGATCCCGACTTGATTATGTCAAGCGACTGGCAATCAGTCACATGGAGTGTCCAGGATACTGCAAAGTTTGATGCAGTTGCCATCAAGATTGTCATGAAAACTGACAACCCAGCATACGCACCACTTATTGATGATATGCAATTAATTGCTACTGAATAATGAAGAAAAGAGTTGAAGGTTATCCTAATCTTTATAAGGATGATGTTACTGGAGTCATTACCTCCAATGACGTTGGTGAGAGAGAAAAGTACAGAAGATCAAAGCACGCTGCAGTTGATTCATTGCAACAGAAGCATGAAATCAATAAATTGAAGGGTGACATTGACGAAATTAAAGGGTTACTATATCAACTCTTGAATAAATAACACAAAACAGGAATAAAGTGTCACTAACATTTCCACTTGATACATCAAAACCTTATATTGACGTTGATTCTGGACTGAAATATGTCTGGAATGACGCTGTTGGAGCGTGGGAAGCCGCCCTCCAACCTCCTGTTATCGTATCACCAAATCCACCTGAATTAGACCTTCCCGGTTTTCTGTGGTGGAATAGTTTAGACGGTAACCTCTTTGTCAATTATCAAGACTCAGATAGTATCCAGTGGGTACAAACGCAAGCTAGTGGTGGTGAGATGCGTCTCACCTACTCAGCATCTGCTCCAGCTGACGCTTATGAGGGTGCAATTTGGATTGGTAGTGAAGACCCGGAACGCCCAACTCTGAATGTTTTAACCTCCTCTNNCCTCTGGATGGATTAATATTGACAGGGAGTTGGTTCAAAGTCCTTACAATGGTCCAAGAATTAAAACTTCTTCGTCGCATCCAAACGATGCAAGGGAGGCTGACCTTTATTATAATACTTTTGACAAAAGCCTTTATGTGTATCATCTGAGTGGGTGGAGAAAGATTGAAAAGACAGAAGAAGGAATTCAAGAGATAAGAGCAGGAGAGGGTGTTTTTGTTCATGGCGACAAAATACCAACCATCACTTTGAGGCAGGCGTCTTCAACTCAGACAGGAGTTATCAGACTGGCAACTGCCGCAGAAGCTGCCCACACCGGACACTCAAATGTTGCTTTGAGTCCACAGACATTAAAAGCAAACATCAGAAGCTACATTCCAGAGGCATCAATTACTACTTCTGGAATGATTAAGATTGCATCACCCCTTGAGATTAAAGACTCGACCAATTCAACAACTGCAGTCACTCCTGCACAACTTCATGCACACTCCACTGCAATTCCAGTTGGAGCAACTTTGGGATACCACTCAAATGTGGTACCTGATGGATTCTTGTTATGTGACGGATCCGAGGTGTCAAGAACAACCTATTCCAAACTTTTTGCTGTCATTGGTGTGAGTTTTGGATTAGGTGACGAGCTGACAACTTTTAATATCCCATACTTCCAAAGACAAATTATCAAGTTTTAAACATGGCAATTCAGTTTCCAGAAAATCCCCCAAAGGGTACAATAATTACATCCGATAACGGAGCAGAGTTTGTTTGGGACGGAGAAAAGTGGGTCTCAGAACTTGGTAGTATTGATCGTCTTGAGTTTTTTGCTGAGCCTCCACTCGTTGTGAATAGAAATGAAGATGAAGTATTATATATCCTTGATCTGACAACTTTACCATCCGCCTGATTATAAATAATGAAAAGACCACAGTATGATGGCTGATAACTTTTCAGAGAGTCTGAACTCTGCAATTAATTCTCTTATACAGAGTGTAGAAGAACGCTCCACTCAAAAGGATGGCGGGAAATCAAAACTGACAGAGGGTGTGAATCTTAATGATGTCGCCATCCCTAATAATGTTCCTAAAAAGAGGGCCTCAGTAGAAGCTGAGAAGCTTACAGAAAGCAATGTTGAACCAATAACTCCCCAACCTACTCAAACAAGAGTTGATACACAGACTCCCTCTTATGATAGGTTTGGCACCGTCAAAAGAGTTGCCGAAAACATGAGTCTGTACGCAGCTGCGAAACCCGCAAACGATATTGTCATAAGCACTAAGGATTTAACAGAACAAAGAATTGATGCACTTCAGAGACAAATCAATACTGTCTCTGCTTCGATCTCTGGATTGAGAGAATCTACTCTCGTTTCAGGTATTGGTCAAGGTGGTGATGGACAAACACCTGGTTCTGGTGAAGTCCTCTTCCAGAGACTTGATGATGTTGATATTGATATGGACACTGTCCTTCCTGGACAGGTTATCATGTGGGATGGATCGAATTTCGTTCCAGGCTCTGTTTCTGGTGATGGTGTTGTTACAGTGGTAGAAGGGACTGGTATCACTGTCAATGAGACCGTCAATGATGACAATAAGGAGTATGAGATTGTTCTCAATGCAACCACTAATGATCTAACAGATGTCGATCTTGGTGATGAAGTATCAGATTATGCCGCACTGGTTTGGGATACTGATAAGTTCGTTCCCAAGAGACTGAAAACCGACGCCGTTGACTTGGCAACTGCTCAGGGTTCAACCTTCAAAGAAAAGATAGCTTCCTACAGTAGGAACACCACTAACATGGCTGTGGTTACCACTCAGGAGCAAGGAAACATCCTGATTGGCGAGACCCTGGTGGACATCGACGCCAGACTGGTAGACATTGAAATAAAAGGGACTGGTGGTGACATCTACAAGGGAATGTTGGACATCACCGATGCTAACAATAAACCCGACGATGCTTTAGCTGGTGATTACTACATCAACAATGGTGGAGATGGTAAACTCTGGGGTAATGTAGATGGCGATGATGTTGATGTGAAGGATGGTGATAAAGCCATCTATGATGGGACAACTTGGGACATCATTCCTTCTACAGATAGTGGAGCAAAGGTTCTGGATGAACTGGATGATGTTCACATTACAGGCACTCCTGAAGATGGACAAATCCTGGCTTATGATGGTTACAGTCACTTTAGAAATGTCAATTTGCCGGACATTCCTGCTGTTATCTTCTCATCCAGTGAGCCCGATCACTCCCTGGTGAAGGACGGTGACTTCTGGATGGACACCGACAATAATAACTTTTATCTCTACCAAACTGACACCTTCCTGAAGGCAACTGCAGATCAGATTACGTCTATCAATGAACTGGATGATGTAGATATTGAGTCTGATATTCCTTCAGATGGACAGAGTCTTATCTGGAACTCTCTCCTTGGTAAGTTTGTTCCCGGTGATGTTAATATTACTCCTCCCCTTGCTGTTGACCAGTTGATTGCNNGGAATTGACATCGATCCCCCAGGTGGTGTTGGAACAATTACTATCAGTGCTGACCTTGCACTGGAAGAACTGAGAAATATAAATGGGACACCATCCGATGGTGACCTCTTAATCTATGATGGTACTAATTGGAACGTTGGTACAATCGATACATCACAACTTTCGCTGACTAATCCACAGGGTATTGAACCCTTTGGGATAACAAGAGTTGATCTAGTTGGCCCTTATTTAACTCAAGAAGACGCCAATCAACTGTTTGGTCAGATTCTTGGAGAGTATGAGACAAGAATTGACACACTGGAGAATGCCACTACACCCGGTACGTTCCTTGGTGCCATTGACGTAACTGATTCGTCAAATGAACCAGATACCAGCACACTGAATGCTGGTGATTACTACATCCACGAAGGAAATACAGGATCTCTGTGGGGTGTAGGAGACAGTGTAGAAGATAGTAACCAGGTTATCTGGGATGGTAACACTTGGTTGGTTGTAAGTACAGTCAGCACTCTGGCACAATTGGGCGACACAGATATAGATTCTGCTGCCACTGGGGACTTCCTTGTTTATAACGACGTTACAAGTATTTGGGAATCGGCATCAGTTCCTATTCCAACTGTAACTGTTGGTGCAATTGAACCCAACACAGGCGATGAGAAGGATGGAG